GCGCGCAAATTCATATGCCTGGGCAATTTTCTCTGGATCGCCCGTAGCGCTCGCCACGTTTATAAGTTCCTGGGCGAGACCTTGAAGCCCGGCCAGGCGCTTTTCTTCGAGGGCAAGGAGCTGCTGTTCAGCCTCGAATTGGGATAGCAATCCGGCGGCTACCTTTGCATCGATTTCCGATCGGATTGCATCGAGACTCCCAAGTGCGGCTTCGGCCTGCTGCTTGGCATCATCAAAGCCGACACCCGCTTTGAGCGATTGTCGCAGGCGCTCGAGCGCCTTTTCGCGATCGGCCTCACCCACGCCCTGTTTGCGTAGGAGCAAATCTGTTTTCCGTATCTCTTCGTCGATGCCCAGAAGTGCAGCTTCCGAACGCCTGCCCTGTGCCTCGAGGAGGTCGCGTTCCAGCGCCAGGCGTTCCTGGGCGAGATCCCGGACGGCATCACGCTCTTCGAATGTGATGGCTGCAAGGGCCTCTTCGCGCTGCAGCCGTAGCTGCGCGAGCTCAGCATCAATCTTCCCCTCTTCCTGGAGGCGGCGTGCGGGGTCGACCTCGGCCGCAAGCAGCTCCCGCTTCTTGTTAAGGATTTCCTCGGTCTTTGCAAAACTGTCCTCGGCAATTGAACGACGAGCTTTATAGTAGGCGCGAACATCCTTCAGACCCTCATCGAAGGCACGTTTCTCTGCGGTATTGCGCAACGTAGCCTGAGCCTGGGACATAGCCAGTTCGCGATCGAGAACTGTCTGCATCGCCTGTGCACGTTTGGCCGCAACCTCAGCTGGATCCTCTGCGAGTTCGCCTGCGGGCACCCGGGGCTTCATGGTCGGTTCCGGGGGTGCAGTAAAGGCCAGGACGAAACGTCCCTGCAGACGATCAAAGAGATCTTCCTGCTGCTTGGCAATTGCCTCATTCGCTGCCTTAAAGTATTCCCGCGCCTCCTTGATGCGCCCGCGCACGAGTAACCAGAGAGACCGTGTGCTAGCATCTATGGCCATCAGACTCCCGCTTATCATGCTGGCGACGATATCGAAACCGGACGATGCGACGGCAACAACGAATTTGATTACTGTGCCGATGCCCTTGCCAAAGGATTCCCATGACTTCACGGTCTGTTTGAGATCACCGCTAACTATTTGCAGAGCCTGGGACAATTGCGGAACCAGACCTGCAGCAAGACGAGCCCCGAGACCTTCGGATTGGGCCTTGAGAAGTTCAAAATCGTCATTCATCTGATCGGCTGCTGCAGCGAGCTTCGTATCTATGAGCACGCCGAGTTCTTCAGCCCGGGCGATCAGCTTTCCTAGCCCTTCCTCTGCAAGCTCATTCATAGTGGGAAGCAAATTAGCGCCCGAACGCCCGAAGATATCCATTGCTATTTTGCCCTTTTGTAGGGGCGATGGAAGAGCCGCGATCCTCTTGGCGATAAGCTCGAATATTTCGACGGAATCTTTACCTTTGAAATCGGCCAATTCAAGACCAAGATCACGGAAGCTCGCACGTGCCTGTGCATTGCCTTCGAGGGCTTCGCCAATGAACTTGTTTTGCTTGGCCAGCGCGACCCCGAGTTCTTCGAGGCTGCTGCCTGCTGTGCGGGCAATGAGGTTTAGTGCAGATAGGTGTTCAGTAGATGCGGCAGTTTTCTGTCCCAATTCCTGCATACGATCCGCAGCATCGACGGATCCCTTGATCCAGCCCTGGAATTGGCGCACACCGAGGACGACACCCAAGCCGCTAAGCAAGCCGGTGGTAGATCCCAGGACGCGGTTGAGGCCCAGAAAGCCGCGTGACTGTTTCGCGGCAGCTTTATCACCCTCGGCCTGTACGCGCCTAAGCGCACCAACCACCTCGGCCACACCTTCAGCCGAGAGCCGCACGCGGACATCAGGAGTTGGCATGGGGTTATCCTTTAAGAATCCTTGGTATAGCAGGTGGCCTGATGCGTTTACCTTTGGCCATATGAGGTGCCGTCACGCACCAGCACAGGAAACGGTGACGATAATCCTCAAGGACCAGGGCTTTCATTCTCCGCCGGTAGCACTCGAGGGCGACACGAAGCGGCCATCTGAGGACTCGTTGGGCTTTATCGTAATCGCCGTCTGCGATCTCGATGATGAGTGATTTCCAGCATCCATATCGCCTGCAGTCGGATTGTTCATCTCGATGGGCGGGATCGGCCCCTGTGGTGATGTCCTCGAACTCCACAAGCAGACGATCCCGTTGTCGAAAAAACATAGCAACAGCGACAGGATAAGGGATCGGAGCTTTGCCTTGTCGGCTTTGCTCTTCAAATGACCCAAAAATGAGGCCGTCTCTTCGGCTATTTCCCGGGTCCATGCATCCCCGGCATCTGTTCCCGGTGGAATCGAGTCCGTAGGAACCAGCAAGCATCCGAGGAGATCGAGGGTCTTGTCACTCGCCACCGTAACCTCGAGCAGGCGCCGGGCAAACGCTTCGGCGGTTTCGCCCGGTTGTGCAATCACTTCATCTATTCCCGCCTGCTTAATCAATGCGAGGAAGTGGAGATCCTGCTCTACCGTGGATTCGCTGATCACAACGAATCTCCGGTCCCCAATCAAATGCTCTTCCGGGCTGGTTAGTGGCATTAGGCCACCTTGATCAGCCGGTAATGAGGGTCATCCGGGTGGTTCGCGGCATCGGATTCAATATCGCCGGTGAGGGTAAAGCTCGCATACTCATCAGCGATAAAGCCGATGGCGCCATCGGAGTGAACCGAAGCCCTCCATATTTCGCATTCATATTGAGGGCCGCGTGCGGGGTCACCCTTGAAACGCAGATAACCCTTCACCGAGGTCTGGTTCATGCCGCGGACGGTCGGCAAATCGATCGTCGCGTAGGTGTAGTCCACCTCGATATCGGCATCATCCGCGATGCCGCCACCCACAACGATGTAGATCCGGCCGCTCACGGCGTCGACGGTGTAGTCGTCGGTGAGCACATAGACGGGTGTGCCTGCGGGGCCCGTTACCGTGACCGCACTCACCTGTCGATAAAGCAGGGGATAGTAGCATCCTTGCTGAACGTTAGCGATGGCCTCATTGGTGATGGCCGCGCCCGTCTGGACGATCGATGAGTTGTCCCCAAAGAGGGCCATTGCAAGGTTCTCTTTCGTGAACTCATCTCCCACGATTCGAAGCCCAAGCGTCGTGCGCAGCACATCTGAGGCGATCAGATCGGCAGCCGCATCCGCGCTCGAGTACTTCTTGATGTCCTCGGAGGCTGGGGTGATCTCGAATGTGGGGCAGTTGCCGAGGAAGCGTTCTCCCGTTCGGACGCCTGAGCTGTTGAAGCGATCAAAGTAAAGCTTCCCCCTGCCCAACAAAATATTCTGTCCGTTCACGACTTCAGACATGATGTCCTCCTTTTCAGGCTACAGATTCAGGATTAGTAACATTGGATTGATACAGTATCTCAAAGGTCAGCGTACTACGGCAAAAGGAGACTTCCCCCTGTTCATATTCGAACTTTGTCTCTATCTCGTCAGCCCGATTGTTGGCAAGCCCTCCAAACGTGCCCGCACTTGCCATTGCCTTCACGGCCCACACGAGGATTGGGTCAGCATTCTTATCCGGTTGTGTTCCCTCACTTGCCGATGTGAGGATTTCGACCTTGAGAAGCATACTTCGCCGGACAATTGGACCTCGGGCTGTTCTGCCCTCGCGCGGCTCACGCATCGATTGGACGTTTTCCACAGCCTGATATATCGTCGCAACTGGTAGCTGGGCAACGGTCGGAGAATCTATCCGCGTCCGGATAAATAAAGGCACGCCTGCGGGCCGCGATGTGTTCAAAGCCAGCGTTGCAGCGGCAACGATATCCTCACGAATGCTGCTCATATGGTTCTTAGCGCAATCCGCATCATTGCACCATCTCCGTAAACTTTTGCATTGAGTGTCTTATAGGGGACATTGTCAACACTCACCGTAGATCCGGATGTTAGGCCGGGCAGGCTGTCCGTTGCGATATGTACCAAAAGATCAGCGGCGATTACGCCCGGCATCTCAGTCCCAAGCAGCTCGACGGCCTCCTCATCCAGGAGGCCGTTGACGGTGATCCCGCCCAATTTAACTTTGACGGCTCCCTCGGCATCGGCAAGATCCGCCAACATCGCGGCGATATCAGAGGCGCCGAGGAATGCCATTTAGCTCGCCTTCTTGAAGCCCACAAGCTCCACGCTGAAGTCGAAGGTCGGCGTTGATGTGCCCCCGATCGTACCCACGGCCCTGATGAATCCGTTTAGATCGGAAACATTGATCGTGATGCCCTCGACAAGGGCGGCGGCATTCGTGACCTCGGTAAAGGTAGCCCCGGTGATGTCGACATAGCTCCCACCAACGGTGGCGCAGTGCTGAAGCTTTACGTTCAGCGTGGGAAGGGTGCCCGCAGATGCCGGGCCGGAGTTCAGGATTGCAAGTGCCTTGCCTTCCCACTGCGTGACATCTTTTCCGGTCCCGGTCACGGTGGACGTGACCTCATTGGCCTCGATGAGGCCGAGCACGGTCGCGTGGCCCAGAATGTTTTGCATATTCATCTTGATCTCCTCTCAATGATGGTGGATGTCAATGCGATTTATCTGTTGTGCTTCCGCTTCTTATTGCCGCCCGGGCGAGGCATGGGTCCATCCGGATCGCGATCTATCGGTTCAGTATCCCGATGAACGATCCCTTCCGGGGCCTTTAGCTTGCTTTCAATAACTTCGGCATAGCCCATGGTCACCTTACGTCTGGCTTCGGCAATGCTCAAATCGGTTGGGGCCGTAAGCTCATCACCGATATAGACATTGCCAGCCGCTGGCCCCAAACAATGGCCAATCAATATGCGGATCCTCAGCTGTGCTAGATCCTCCATTTGGATTCTCCCTGGCTCCGGTGATCGATACTAGACGATCGTCGCGCCTGTACCCTTCACGAAGCTCGCTGGACGCTTGACCGCGACATCGCCCATCGAGTAGCTGGTAATAAGCAGCTGCCCGAAGTCGGCTTTTGTGTAGGGATCGACGACGATCTCAAGCGCATTGCCCCACATGCAAACCGCGAGGTCGTTCCAATTGGCGAAAATGAACGCATGCTTCGCGGCGCCCTCCAGGGTCGAGGAGCACTGATTGGTCGCACGCGCGGGCCAGCCGAAGATGCTCCCCTCACGGAAGGAGCCGACCCAGATCATGAGTGCCTGGCCCGTCACCACCTGGGTCCGCATGAGGACACCGGCCATCGCCGGGGTCGTCATGAATGCCATCGCGCCCATGTCCGCGTTGACGGTCGCCAGCAATGTTGGCATGGTCACCACATCGGTGAGATCGGGGATGCCGCCACACGCGTGCGCCTGGACGTCCGCGGCCGAATAGATCCCGATTGGCTGGGATGCGACACCGGAGCCGTGGAGCGCTGCCAGGTCAAACGCAAGCGCGTGCCCGGTAGCGAGATCGGCCCGCGTATCGGCCTCGTGGTCAATCGAGGATTGAACGATGAGCTGACGCGGGATCTGGACCCGGCCGATCATCGTCTTGGGCGAGGCCGTCACATAGCCAAAGGATGGCTCGCTCGCGGCTGCCCCAGCAGCCGGATTCTCGGCCATCCAGGAGACGGTCGGTGCCCCTGTCTTCTTGTTCCACTGGATGTTGCCCTGGAGGCCGGTGAGCAGTTGGGCGCCAGACACCAGCACGAGCGCTCTGTTCCTGAGCAGATCGATGAGCTCCGGCATCACCTGCGTGCCTACCAAGACTGAGCCCCCGGTAGGCTCCATCGTCCCCAGGGTTCGCTTGCCCCAGGGAACAAGGATCCCACCATGATCCGCCTGGCGATCCCGCCCGAATTCCTGATGAACCTCCCCCTCGAGGCCATCATAGGTCGAGCGCTTCGCCTCCTTGGTCTCGATCTGCATCCGGACAGCACGCTGATAGGAATAGCGTGCCCTGTCCTTGGCTGCCATCACGAGGGTTTCCGCTCCGGGCTGGCCAACGCCGACAGTCGCGATGGCGGCCAAGATCTCCCGGCCGACCTGGTCGGGTGTGCGGCCCGCCCGGATCCATCCGGCGGCCTTGTCCGTCATGCCGTGTGCCTGCGCCATTTCCATGATTGCCGCGGCCTCGCCGGCAATATCCCTGACGTGGATGGGCGCAGCTACAGCCGCAGGAGCCGCTTCGATTGCCCGTGAGGATTCACTTCCCTCAACGACCAGAGTTTGCTGCTTGTTAGGTTCCATGATGTCTTCTCCTTCTCGATGCGTTTCGGCAACCGTGAATTCCACAAGATCTAGATCCCCCGCTTCTCCGCGTTCCGCACGGGCACGATTGAATCCCACTGTGCGATCAGCAGGAAAGGGGGTGGTTGAAACCTCGCGTGGGATCCAGGAGCAACGATAAGTCGGGATCCCCGTATTCTTATCCTTCGAGACCAACTCCATGCCGGTTATTTCATAGCCCACCGATACGGTTTTCAGATGCCCTTCCCGCAGCAGCGTTTCCTGCTCCTGGCCAAGGGGAATCGAGGAAAAAGTTGCCATTCCTATTCCACGGCGATCCTTGATTTGGACATCATTCACCGAGCCCACGTGATCAGTTGATCTATGGGCCTTAAGCAGCGGGAGACCTTCTGCGGCATAGGAGAGATCTACGTCACCGCGCTTGTGGGATAAGATCTCATCATACTCTTCCCATGACTCCCAGGAAAAGGTCCGAACAGGCTCCTCGCTTGAAAATGACACGGGGTAAACCGTGGGTTGGCCATTGGCTTCAATACGATCATGTATGCGTAGCTGAAACACCCGATACTGAACGCGCGGAACCTTGATAACGTGTGTCCTGTGTTGGCTCGGTAGCTTCATGTGAGTAGTTCTGATGCAGAGATGAATCGTTTGCAATTGAAATTATATTTGAATTGACCCGGACTACTGTTGGCGGCACCTTACTTATATGACCCAGGAGCTCACAGCACTACCCACCACATTCCCGGCTGGAACTACCGTCTGTTATCGTAAAAGCTTCAGCGATTATCCGGCGAGCACATGGACCTTAACACTGTATCTTGCTGGAGCAAGCATTCTTAGCATCATAGCTGTCGCGGATGGTGATGATTTTGTGTGTACGATTCCCGTTGATGCGACCCAGGTCAACTTTATTCCCGGCCATTACAAATGGGCCGAGCGCGTGAGTAAGGATGATGAAGTCTATGAGGTAGCCTCCGGAGTCGTGACCGTGACTTCAAGCCTCGCGCAGGCAATTGAGGGTAGTGAGCAAGAATGGCTCGAGCGCTCTATCACGGCGCTGAAAACGCACATCGAAGGGCGCCTGCCTGCGGGGATGGAATCTTATCAGATCGCTGGCCGGGCGGTATCAAAAATCCCGGTTAAGGAAGCCATTAGCTTGCTGGCGAGTTTGGAATCCCGGCTGGGGCGGCTGAAGAATCCCACTGCTGTCATCAGACCAATGTTGACCTATTTCACGGGGACCGGCTTCATACGATGAAACCCCCATTCCACAGACGTCTATTTCGGGCTATGCGTTCAGCGTGGGCTGAGCTTCGCGGGGAGCGAACCTCATTTGCTGGTGCGGCAATTCATCGCCTTCTGATGGACTGGATTATCCAGGCCCGTCCGGCGGATGAGGAAATACGTGGAGACATCCGAGTACTGCGGGCCCGGGCGCGGGATCTCGGACGGAACAATAGTTATGTCAAACGCTATTTCAAGCTACTCATAAATAATGTGATCGGCCCCATGGGTATCCGGCTTCAGGGGCAGGTGAAAATTGGTGGGGTTCTCGATCGTGAAACGAATCAGGCGATTGAAATGGCCTGGAATGATTGGGCATCAGCTGGTGTAACTCTCGACGGTAAGATGAGCCTACGGCGGCTCGAAAAGCTGTTACTGAAAACGATGGCGTGTGATGGTGAGGCATTTGTCCGGATCTGGCGCGGCTTCGCGGGCAACCGCTATGGACTGGCATTGCAACCTATTGATGCAGACCTCGTTGATGAACACTATAACCGGCCACGACAGGAGAGCAGCCTGAATCCCATAAATGAAATTCGGATGGGAGTGGAAGTTGATGCCCTGGCCAGGCCTCTCGGATACTGGGTCTGGACTCAATCGCCCAATTCTACCGTTGTTCCACGCGACCGCTATTTTGTTGCGGCATCCGATATGCTTCATCTATATGACCCGGATCGCGTGAACCAGACGCGGGGCGTGACCTGGGTCCACTCCGTCATGGTTCCCGCCCATATGCTGAACGCCTATGAGGAAAGTGAAGCCGTAGCTGCACGCATCGGTGCCTCAAAGATGGGGCTATTTGAAAAGCAGCCGGATTCCGTCGCAGGCGATCTTGGCAGCGATAGTACACCCGCAACGATGGAAGCCAACCCAGGAACCTTTGATTTTGTTCCTGAAGGTTATCTATTCAAAACCTGGGAGCCTGAGCATCCCACGGTTCAGTTCCCTGCTTTTGTCAAACAGATGCTGCGCAAGATCGCATCCGGCTTTAGTGTGTTCTATAATGTTCTTGCGAACGATGCTGAAGGCGTGAGCTATTCTACAATGCGCAGTTTCTCTCTCGTTGAGCGTGATGATTGGCGATCAATACAGCAGGATTTTATCGATATGTGGCGACGCCCCATCTATACCGCCTGGATCGGCACTGCCTTGCTCACGGGGGCGCTGCGATTGCGCTCCCGTGACCCCGCTCAATACATGGCCGTCCGTCACCGGCCCCGGGGTTGGCAGTGGATCGATCCGCAAAAGGAGGCGACAGCTGCTGTAATTTCGATTCAGAATGGCCTGGGAACCCGGACGGGCTTTCTGGCTGAAAAGGGAGAAGATGTTGAGGATATATTTGCCGAGCTGGCCCGGGAAAATGAGCTGGCTGCAGAATATAGCATTCAATTGAATGCAGATACTAACGATCTCACGGCCCCAGAGACACCAGAACTGCCGGGAGGCACACAGGAATGAAATATCCAGTGGCAATCGCTCTTGGATTTTGCGTGTGGCTCTGTCTGACAGGAAGCAGATATATCTACTCACCACCTAATGGCGGAAGTGATGGGCATCTTACTGTGACTGATGCAAGCATCACGGCAGCATGTGGCGCGGTCAAGACGGTAGCAACTGGGATCGGGACCATGACGGTCGGAGACTACAAGATCGCTGAGGACTGGTATCAGATGTGGCAGGCCTTCAGCCGGTATAACCTAGTGCCTATCGCGGGTGAGACGGTAGTCTCGGACAGTCTGATGATGTGGTGTACGTACAAGGGGGCGCAGAGCATAGAGAGCCTGGATATCTATCGCCACGCAACGGACTGGTATCCGTTGGACTCGGATGATTTCCTCTGCTGGCTCCCGACCTATGGATGGCCGCCGAAGTGCAGTGCCACACTAGTCTGCAATATCCCCGCGTCAGCAATCACGCAAGCGG